TTCCCCGCAACGCTGCTGGAGAGCTGCAGATCGGAAAGAAAGCGAAGAAGGAGTTCAACCCAGGCAGCCCTACTCAAGTAATCAACGCCTTTACACTGTGCGGCATAGAGCTTCCAATAAACGCTTCGACAAAGAAACCTACTTTAAATCAAATCGCACTCGCTGAATTTGACAGTCAAGATGAGACGCTAGAGCTTTATCGGAGTCGAACTAAGATCGAAACAAAGTTGGAGCACGTTGAGAAAATCCTTAGCAACATTCATCCACTAACCCACCGCCTCCACGCGGGCTACAACCAAGTCGGCGCAAACTCTGGTCGATTCACGTCCAGCGGCTCAGGCAAGACAACCAAGAAAGAGGCAAAAACAGTTTTCTCAATCAACATCCAGCAAGTTCCTAGGGATAAAGAGTTTAGACAGTGCTTTGTAGCAAATGATGGCTACAAACTTGTTATATGCGACTGGGCTCAGATCGAATTACGATTGGCGGCGCAGCTCGTCAATATTCCTCAAATGAGGCAGGCGTTCCGCGAAAAGATTGACCTGCACACCATGACGGCAAGCCTGATCTACAAAAAACCGATTGATGAAGTCACCAAGGATGAAAGACAGGACGGCAAAACACTGAACTTCGCCCTGCTATATGGTATGGGGTACAGAAAATACAAGACATACGCAGCACAGAGCGGCAAGATAATTTCGCTGTCGGAAGCGAAGATCGCCCACGCAGCGTTCCATACGGCTTACCCGACGTTGCGAGCATGGCACCAGGAGCGGGCCGATCTAATCCGCGATGGTTGGGCTTACATCCGAACAGCCTGTGGGCGCCGCCGTCTACTTAGTTACGATGATGCAACAATGATGGCTAGCGCTAATACCTTGATCCAAGGTTCTGGTGCAGACATCCTCAAGCTCGCAATCGCTGAACTTGGAGAACACATCACAGATGACGTACGCCTAGTTGCATGTGTACACGACGAACTGGTGCTTGAGGTAAGAGCAGATCAAGCAGAAAAGTATAGAGAAGTATTAGAAAGTATAATGATTAAAGCAGCAAAATTTGTGCTTAAAGACGTGCCAGCAGAAGCAGACGCAAACGTAGGAACGACTTGGGCGGATAAATAAATACGCTCACGAAACTAAAGTGCGGTAAACGAGCGGCCTACCGCTTACAATTTAAAGAGAACGGTTTAGCGCCCCACGAACTCAATGGATGCCACCGCCACGGGATTTGAATACCCGACGATGATTCAACAGTTTTATAATCCCAAATCCTCTCGGGGGAGTCGGTTAGGGCGTGGGACAGACCTGGCCTCGACCATGGTTCAATACGGTTCGGCAGGCGGGGGATCGATCCCGAATATCACTGTAAGCCCTACATTCTCAGATATTGGAAATCCCTTCGTCAGCGCAGGAGGAGGAAATATAGAAGTAGGGGACATTGCTTTACCGACAGGAGGCGGCAGTACAACGGGCGGAACGGGAACCAACCGACCTCGCCAACCTAACCAGACCCCCGGTACTGACCGGCCTCGACGCCCCGGCGGCGGCAGAGAAGGCGGCGGCAGAGAAGGCGGCGGCAGAGAAGGCGGCGGCAGAGAGGGAGTCGGAACCACGCTAAACGTGGGTGCCGCACTTCGAGAAGCAATGAAAAAGGGTCAATCAAAAGACCCGCGTGTAACTAGATCGGAGCTTAAATCGATCTACAAAGAATCCGGTTTAGGTGCTGAGGGATTCAGAGATTTTCTCTTCGACGGCGAAGTAAAGCAGACAAAGAAAACACCGCTGGGTGATAAAGCCTATGACTTCTTAAACAGACAACTCGGAAAGGTTGGCGCAAAACCAATCCCTGAGGTAGAAGTTATCCGTACGCCGGATCCCAGAAAAGTGGGGCCAAACAAAAGAGATCTGCAAAACAAAGGCGTAATCGGTTTGATTAATTTAGCGGGCAAACCAGGTACGACTAACTTAAAAAACTTCCCGCAACAACAAACTGGAAGCAACAAAAAGTCGGATGCTAAGAAGAGAGCAGAAGCTAAGTCAAGTAAAAAGAAAAGGTAAACCGCCGCTCAACAACCTAAAACCCAAGCCCGTCTGGTACACTCCAGGCGGGCTTTAAATTGAAATGGACGCAGCGTCAATCAAACTAGCAGAAGATAAAGAAATCTACACCCTAAAAATAGGTGCGCTGTACCATGGTTTAGTTTGGGACGCACAAGAACAAACACTTCACATCACAGACGATGGGGTAGCCACGGCGCTCCAGGCTGCAAACACTGCGCGGAAACTAAAAAAATATAAAGATACAGGTGAGGCTCCGAAGAAAAAACAGGCGCCCCGCAAGAACACAGATAAAGTTAAAAAGACAAAACCCGTCAAGCTCTACTCCGAATCGGAAATGGCCGGAATGACGCACCTGCGTTTCCGAGAGGCGTGGGTCATATTGAACCTCAAAGGGCTCTACGTAGAAACGTCACTGACGGCAACCAAAGTCGTCAAGTACAGCAAGAACCGAGACAAAGCACAGGTATTCAGAACATACGAAGAAGCTAGTATGCTAGCTAAAACTTTAGACAGTGTACATGCAGTTGGACATACACTAAAACGATTCTTTATTGAAAGCACAAATCCAGACCCGATCAGAGAACCTAAAGCATTCTGGTGAAGAACTACACACTAAAAGTACACAAAGACACAAAAACCCTAAAGCTAAGTCTCGAAGCCAACGAAAGCGGCCACGCGCAGGCGCAAGCTGCGGACATCTGCCGAGCTTTACAGGCCAGCTCATATCAACTCGACTATGCCGAAGCAAGACCGACGCACCTAGCTGAGTTATTTAAAAAGTTGGCTGTCAATGACTTCAAACACAACGAGTGTTTTTTATGGAAGGGGCGCAACGATAAAGATGGCTACCCCTGTATCTATGTGTTCAAGGACCGGCTGTATGTCCGAAGTGTCATCCTTAAATACTTGGACATCCCAAAAGAAGACTCCCACCTGAGACTCACTTGCGGCAACCGCGACTGTGTCAACCCGTTCCACTTCAGCTACGCGGAAAGAAAAAACGAGAAGCTGACAGGCGGGGATACCCGGATGCTGCTAGCCTACGCAAGCCAAGGCGTCAGTGTCACACAGATTGCCAAGGCTTTTAACGTCCATCGCTCAACCATCTACAGGAAACTAGAACGTGAACGTCTTCACTCTCGGTCTTAGAGTCACAGGAACAGCCAACGAATCAGACGGAATCATCGATGTCATTGCAGAATCACTGCCAGCATCCGATCGCCGCATCCCAACCAAAGTCCAACTGAAACAAAAGAAAGATCACTACGTAGGCAAACTTCTCCAGAACCTGCAAGCTGACGAAACTTGTCTAGCTATCGGCCCGACAAAACCCACACCCGATGGGGTGCTGATCATGCAACCTATGCTGATCGTAACTAAGGAGAACTTTGATGATCTCCTGGCGATCAACATGTTCATGGCCACGGGTGGCCTTGGGCCGAAAGCCGATGAGGTCGAACTGGAAGACACGACTGTAACCAACAGGTCTCTCGCGTGGCAGAACGACGAGAAAGAAACCAGTTGGTTCAAGCTCAGCGCATTTGGGGAACTGTCGAAACAGTTATCCGAACTGGCGCCCGGTACGCCCACAATCGCCGTGGGTAAAGTTTCCAGTTCCACTAAAGACGAAAAGACTTTCCTGAACTACACCGTCGACCGCATTCTCTACCTTCCGAAGTCCACTCGTAGCGCACCCAAGAAAGCCGCCGATCCTGAAAAAGGTAAAGTCGCCGCTGCTGCTCTCGGTTCTATCGATTTCTCTCTCTGATTTACGATCATGGTTTTTATTGCTGGCAATTTTGAGGCTGACGAAATCCTCTGTAACGTCCCTCCGCACACTCTTCGAATTGATCTTCAGGCCCGGCGCTGGAAATCTGATGTCGACTCTGAAGCTGCCATTGTCGACGCAAACGACAACGGTATTCCGATTGAATTTATCCTGCTTGGCTTTACCCCGTTTTTCGGAAACTTGGGTATGCGGAACGGCGAGGAGTTCATTCGGATTGCTTACATCGGTGTGACGCCAAAGCATCGTCTTCTCCCGCCACGCTGCGTCACAACGACGATTATCTCGGGCAAATCTTCCCAGAAGAACTTCATTGCTTACTTCCAGAACCTCTACAACAATCGCATCAACTGTGCTGGCGTAATCACTAGCACAAAGTTTGTTACCAAGAGCTTCAGTGAGCGAGACCCGATGACGGGTCAAGATGGTAACAAGATCAATTACAACGCTCTTGAATTCAAGGATCGCCCTGCATCTACGGATGAAGAGATTCAACTGATCAAAGATGTTGGAACTTGGCTGAAGGAGAAAGGAGGGGAGATGCTTCCCGCTGCTCTCCGTTCGCATATTCCTGGCAGCAACCTTGTGGAACTGCCTCTGGGAACCGATCACGCTGAGATCAAACGCAACTTCCTGGCGGCTAATCCGGCAGGCGAGTCCGCAAGTATCTCTGGTGCGTCTGATGCGCCACGCCTGGCTTCGGCGGCAGTAGAGAAATCGGAACCCCCGGAAATCCCTACAAAGTCAAACAAGAAGGCAGTGGAGCTGACGGCTGAGCAAGCTGAAAAGCTGGGGATTGACTTCTGATCAAAACCGTCATAACGTGATCGGTAAGTAAATAGGGGAGGGAGGCATTAAGCCTTCCTCTTTTTTTATGCGACTAAAACACTCTAAGAAGATCACACACAGAGAAAAGTTAGGTGACGAATGGATTGCAATCTATGCGGAAGAGTACGAGCCTAAAACTTGGAACGTAGGTTGTTGTATTTACAGAGCTAAGCGAGCACAGAATGATTGGTACTCCGGCAAAAAAAATAAAAGAGCAAGCAAGATTAAAAACAGCAAAACACGACGTAATTACAAAAGCATTACAAGCCTATGGAAAGCTTTCAATAAAACGATTTCAAAAATAGACAGGAAAGAGACAATAATCATTTACACAACTCAGAAGCATAACGTAGCAACAATCCATAGGTACATGAGCAAACTAAAATTTATAGCTACGCCAACAGATATAGGCTGGTTTTGGGTAAGACTTCCAGAATAGTTAAGAAAGCAACGTTTTAATATCTGGTAAACCTTGATCAGATTGAGAGCACCACTTTATAAGACAATTCAAGAACCGTGTTTTGAATAAATACTGTTTATGTATAGTCTCAAAAATTTCTAACAATTCCTCCCTGCCTAGCTTCTTAGCCTGCATCATAAAATACTGATGCATAAAATCTTGCTCAGGCGTTGTCCAGTTAACCTCAGACATACAAACCCAGAAAGCGAGGAACCTAGAAGCGCAGTAGCAGCCACGCAGGGCGACGCTAGACTCACTCAGATCCTGAACGCACCGTGAGCGAGTTTTACAACCTACCAAGTGGCGTAATCAAGGCCCTGACAGAAAACCATCAAATCGATGGAACTGTCCTGGCCCCATACGATCCTCTGCACTTACTCACTGACAATCTTAGAAAGGAAAACATACCAGTAACCGTAAATGAAAATGAAGAATATTTATATGATTCAGCTTGGTGGTCTGCGATACAACCCAGGAACTGTTCGTGGACTACAGCCGTCACTATAGGCTCTAACGAATACAATCAATACATACTTGAATACGGATTACAAGTAGCAAGTAAAGGTTTAATCATACTTGACCGCCTTTCCTTTATCGAGCCCGCCGTTAAGCGACGTAAATTTCTGCAGACTAATCCGCTGACAAAAATGATCGTCTTGTCACCTCGCCCAAAATTCAGAGCGATCGGATCCACGCGGGACTCGGTGACTGCCTGCTGGTTCGTCTTTGAAAAAAACAAACTGAACCAAGGTACAGAGATCGTGTATGCACTAGATTGGGACGCCGTTAGCCCCTTAGCGCCATTAACATGACGACGAAAATCGACAGAATCATAAAGCTCCAAGAGAATATCTTAGAGAGCCTCAACGCAGTCAATATCAAATTAGAAAAGATATGCGCAACTATGATCTCCGATCAAATCCTGCAGGAAACCGTATCCCCTGACGGAGACGTGCGGAGCCCAGAGCAGTGCGCCGAGATCATCAAAGAAAGCTTCAACGCGGGTCTCTGCTTATCTAAAGATTTGGACAGTGACCACAAGAACTTTCAATACTCTGTATCAGAGTTCTTCATCGAAGGTGAAGATGATGAT